ACGATAGGGACGATAGTTTGGCTTTTTCCCCTATCTTTTTTATCACTATATAGAGATCAAAAAGATAGGGAAAAAACGGGTTTTATCGTCCCTATCGTCCCAAACCGGAACGTGCTGAAAATTACACGTTAAGTTGTACTTATTTACGAGTTTGACTTTACCGGAGCGATGAACAATGCTCCGGTCAACGATGAAGGAAGGGCAAACCATGACCCAAAGCGGAATTGATTGGCGTGAGGTGCTGTTTGACCTGCGGCGCCTCGACCTGATGCCGAAAGACGTGGCGCGGGAACTGCGTGGCGTGATCAGCGAGGCCGCGGTGCGCGCGTACACCGAGGAAGTGCGCGAGCCGTCGCATGTGCGCGGTGAGCTGATCCTCGATCTCTGGTGCGAAAAGACGGGCAAGCGCCGCGAAGACGCGCCGCGCCGCCCGCTGTTGCTGCGCTCGAACCCTCTGGCGCGTGTGGTGCGGGCATGAGCAAGCTGACCGCAAAGCAGCAGCTGTTCGTCGACGAGTATCTGGTCGATCTGAACGCGTCGGCCGCCGCGCGCCGCGCCGGATACAGCGCGAAGACCGCCGGCCAGATGGGCGATGAGAACCTCAAGAAACCGCAAATTGCTGCAAAGATCGAAGCCGCGATGAAAGCGCGCGGCGAGCGCACGCGCATGACCGCCGACCAGGTGCTGCTGCTCGCCGAGTCGATGCTGCTCGCCGACGTGAACCAGCTGATCTCGTACCAGCACCGGTGCTGCCGCCATTGCTGGGGTATCGGGCACGCGTATCAGTGGAAAAACGAGCGCGAGCTCGCGATCGCGATCAACAGCCATGCTCGCGCGATCGCGGCCGCGAAGAAAGCCAAGGTGCCCGTGGACGCGTGGCCCGCGCCGCCGGACGAGTCAGGCGGCCTCGGCTTCGATCCGCGTCGCGACCCGCATCGCGAGTGCCCCGAGTGCTTCGGCGAAGGCGTGCAGCACGAGGTGATCGCCGACACGCGCAAATTGCCGGCCGCCGTGCGCGCGCTGTACACCGGCTTGAAGCGGACGAAGGAAGGCTTCGAGATCAAGACGCAGTCGAAGGACCGCGTGCTCGAACTGATGTTCCGGCATCACGGCCTGCTGAACGACAAGCTCGAACTGACGAAGCCGCGCGTGCGCGTGAAGGATCTGACGGGCCGGAAGAAGACTTGAAATACTCATTGGCGATCTAAACAAAACTCGGATCACCTTATCTGGCGGGCGCTGCGCGGCGCTCAGCACGCGAAAACGTCGCATAGCTACCCGCCTAGCTACCTTTTCGACGGGCGCGACGCCCGGTTTTCCATGAGCGAAATCGAATTCCACTACAAGCCGCAGGGCGAGACGCTCGAGCGCTACATCCTGTCCCGCGCGTCGCGCTCGTTCATCATGGGCCCGCTCGGCAGCGGCAAGACGAACGCGAGCTGCTGGAAGGCGTTCCGGATCATGTGCGAGCAGGAGCCCGACGCCGACGGCGTGCGGCGCTCGCGCGGCGCGGCCGTGCGGAACACGTACCCGGACCTGCTGTCGACGACCGCGAAGGACTGGCTCGACATGTTCGGCGACCTGGGCCGGTGGGTGGGTGGCGGCCTCGAACCGCCAACGCACTACCTGTCATTCGAGCTCGAGGACGGCACGAGCGTCGAAGCCGAAATGGTCTTCATCGCGCTCGATCGCCCCGAGCACGAGCGCAAGCTGCGCGGCATGCAGCTCACGTTCGCGTGGCTCAACGAGGTGAAGGAACTCGCGAAGCCGATCCTCGACATGCTCGACCTGCGCGTCGGCCGCTACCCGAAGGACGTGCCGCCGACCTGGTACGGCATCTTCGGCGACACGAACGCGCCGGACTCGGACCACTGGTTCTATGTGCTCGCCGAGGAAACGAAGCCCGAGGGCTACGCGTTCTTTCGGCAGCCGGGCGGCGTCATGCGTGACGGCGATCGGTGGGTCGTGAACCCGGCGGCCGAGAACATCGACAACCTGCCGGCCGGCTACTACGAGCGCGGCATGCAGGGCAAGAAGTTCGACTGGATCAAGGTGAACCTCGGCAACGACTACGGGTTCGTCGTCGACGGCAAGCCGGTGCACCCGGACTATGCGGATTCGCTGCACTGCAAGCCGTTCGAGCTCGTGAAGTCGCAGCCGCTCTGGATCGGCATGGACTTCGGCCTGACGCCGGCCGCGGTGATCGGGCAGCGCAAACCGATGGGCGGCTGGCGCATCCGGTCGGAAGTCGTCGCGACGAGCATGGGCGCGCGTAAGTTCGGGATCGAGCTGAAGCGGCACCTCGCCGAGATCTACCCGGGCTTCGAGGTCGCTGGCATCTATGGCGATCCGGCGGGCGACCAGCGCTCGCAGGCCGACGACGAAGACACGCCGTTCCGGATCCTGCGTGCCGCTGGCTTCGAGGCGAAGCCCGCGCCGACGAATGACACCTCGCTGCGCTACGGCGCCGTCGACGAGGCGCTGACGCGGATCATCGACGGCGAGCCCGGCCTGCTCGTGCACCCGGACTGCCGCACGCTGCGCAAGGCGCTGTCGGGCGGCTACTGCTTCCGCCGCATGGCCGTGAGCGGCGAGCGGTACGCGGACAAGGCGGACAAAAACATGTACTCGCACGTGGCCGAGGCGAGTCAGTACCTGCTGGTGGGCGCGGGCGAGCACAAGCACCTGGTGCGCGTGAAGCGTACGGGCGGCAAGCGGCCGAGCCGCGCGACGACGGACTGACGTATGCGTATGCGCATACGTATGCGCATAAACGCACTATCCTGCGCCACGCCACACCTAGTCTCTCCGGGAATTCTCCGGAGCGATCATGGCTAGTCTGTTCAGCGGTGCACCCGACATCCCAATGCCGCAGGCGGTGGATAACGCGCAGGCGACGACGGACACGTCGGCCGCCGCGAACGACGCCGCCGCCAAGCTGCGCAAGCGCCGCGGCACCGCCGCGACCATCCTCGCCGGCGACTCCACGTCCGTCGCTTCTTCGTCCGTCAACGCGCCTGCGGCCAGCGCCGCGGGCAAAGCCATGCTCGGCCAATGACGAACGACGACGCGAAGATCCTGCAGGCGCTGAACGCCGACCACGGCCGCATGAAGGAAAAGCGGCAGTCGTACGAGGCCGTGTGGAACGACGTCATCGACTACCTGATGCCGCGCCTCGACAAGTTCGGGCAGCTGCCGCGCCCGGACAGCGAGAAGGGCCGCGAGCGCTCGCAGAAGATGTTCGATTCGACCGCGCCGCTCGCGCTGCGCAACTTCGTCGCCGCGATGGATTCCATGATCACGCCGGCGACGCAGCTCTGGCATCGGCTGAAGACGGGCAACGATGCGCTGAACGAGATCGCGTCCGTCAAGGCGTACCTGCAGGGAGTGGTGCGCACGCTGTTCGCCGCGCGCTACCGCTGGCAGGGCGGCTTTGTCACGCAGATGGGCGCGACCTACCAGAGCATCGGTCTGTTCGGGCCTGGCGCGCTGATGATCGAGCACGACGTCGGCAAGGGCATCGTCTACCGCAACGTGCCGATGCAGCGCCTCTGGTTCGCCGAGAACAATTCCGGCCTGATCGACAAGACGCACGTGCAGTGGGAGCTCACGTTGCGCCAGGCCGCGCAGCGCTTCGGCCGTGAAAACCTGTCGCCGTCCATGCAGTCGACGCTCGAGAAAGACCCCGAGAAGTCGGCGATCTTCTACCACGCCGTCGAGCCGCGCGCCGACCGCGATCCGCGCAAGCTGGACGGCCGCAACATGCAGTTCGCGTCGTACTGGCTCGACGAGGGCCGCGACCGCATCGTGCAGAACAGCGGCTTTCGCACCTTCCCGTTCGCAATCGGGCGCTTCTACGTCGGCACCGACGATGTGTACGGCGGCAGCCCGGCATACGACGCCATGCCGGATGTGCGGATGGCGAACGACATGGCGAAGACCAACATCCGCGGCGCGCAGAAGCTCGTCGACCCGCCGTTGCTCGCGAACGAGGACGGCGTGCTTGATGGCTTCGACCTGCGTTCCGGCGCGCTGAATTGGGGTGGCCTGAACGACAAGGGCGAGGAAATGGTGAAGCCGCTGCTCACGGGCAAGCAGGCGCAGATCGGCATCGAGTTCGCGCAGGACACGCGGCAGACGATCAACCAGTGGTTCTACGTCACGCTGTTCCAGATCCTCGTCGACAGCGGCGACATGACCGCGACCGAAGTGCTGCAGCGCGCGCAGGAGAAAGGCGTGCTGCTCGCGCCGACGCTCGGCCGCACGCAGTCTGAACTGCTCGGCCCGATGATCGCGCGCGAGGTCGACATCCTCGCCGAGGCCGGCCAGCTGCCGGACATGCCGCAGGAACTGATCGACGCCGGCGCGGATGTGGATGTCGAGTACGACAGCCCGTTGAACAAGGCAATGCGCGCCGGCGAAGGCGCGGCGATCCTGCAATGGTTGCAGCAGCTCGGCATCGTCTCGCAGTTCGACCCGGCTGCCGCGAAGGTGCCGAACGGCGCGCGCATCGCGCGTCTGCTCGCCGACTACGGCGGCGTCCCGGTCGAGGCGATGAGCACCGACGAGGAACTGCAGGCGCAGCAAGCCGCCGAGGCGCAGGCCGCGCAGATGCAACAGATGCTCGCCGCGGCGCCGGTGGCCGCCGGCGCGATCAAGGATCTCAGCGACGCGCAGACCGCTGCGCAGACGGCGAGGGTCTGATGGGCGCGCCGATCAGCCGATTCCTCCGTTTCTGGAACCGCCGCGAGCAATACCGGCGGTGCTTTTGCGACGAGCGCGGGAAGCTGACGCCAGCCGGCGAGGCCGTGCTCGCGGATCTCGCGCAGTTCTGCCGCGCCAACCAGTCGACCGTGATCACGTCCCCCGTGCAGCGCACGATCGATCCGCTCGCGACGATGGTCGCCGAGGGCCGGCGCGAGGTGTTCGTGCGCCTGATCCAGATCCTCGGGATGGAAGACGCGCAGCTCAACTCCCTGAAGGACGAGGCCCCCGAATGAATCTCGTATCGATGAAGCTCACGCCCGCCGAGGCGCAGACCGAAGCCAACGAAGGCACGGCAATGGCCGCGCCGGAAGATCAGCCCGCATACCCGTGCGGGCTGTCGATCTACCTGGACGACGAGGTGCTCGCCAAGCTCGGCATGACCGCGCTGCCCGACGTCGGCGCGCCGCTGATGCTGATGGCACGCGTCGAGGTGTGCAGCAAGAGCCAGTACGAGAACCAGAAGGGCACCGACACGAGCCTGTCGCTGCAGATCACCGACATGTCGCTCGCACCTGAAACGCAGTCGCCCGAGCAGCGCGCGGCGAAGTTCTACGCCAACACCCCGACGACCTGATAGGAGGTTCCATGTTTTATCGCATGTTCCGCAAATTCCGACTGCTCGAAGGCGAAGCCAGCGCGACCGGTGAACCGGCGGGCGGCGCCGCAGCGACCGGCGCGACCACGCCGCCCGCTGGCACTCCTGCCGCATCCACCACGACGCAGGCCGATGGCGCAGCACCGGCCGCAGCACCGGCCGCAGCACCGGCCGCAGCAGGCACGCACGATTCTGCGCCCACGTGGCTGCAATCTATCGCCGACGCTGACCTGCGCCAGTTCGTCGAGGCCAAGGGCTTCAAGGATGCGGGCGACGCGGTGAAGGCGATACGCGAGCTCGAAGCGAAGCATGCGGCACCGGCGAAGGCTGAGGACTACCAGCTCGGCGACACCGATTTCGCAAAGACCGCTTCGACGTGGTTCCACGAGGCCGGGATTCCGGCCGAGGCCGCGAAGGCGCTGGCCGCGAAGTGGGGTGTGTACGTGAATGACCAGACGGCGGCGATCGAGTCGGCGCGGGTCGCGAAGGGCGAAGCGGAGCTCACCGCGCTGAAAGGCGAGTGGGGCGACAGCTACGACCGGAACGTCGAGCTCGGTCGCCAGGCGATGCGCAAGTTCGGTGTGTCGGGCGAGGTGATCGATAAGCTCGCTGGCGCGTCCGGCGATGCAGCGACGATCAAGATGTTTTCGCAGATCGGTGCGTCGCTGAGTGAAGGGGTTTTGAATCCGGGTGGTGCTGGTGGCAGCGGCGCGGCACTCACCAACGAAGATGCGCGCGCTGCGAAGCTGTACGACAAATCGTAAGGAGCTTTTATGGCTACTCTGAGCACGAACAACCCGACGATGGCGGATGTCGCCAAGCGCCTCGACCCGAACGGGAAGGTCGACATCATCGTCGAAATGCTGAACCAGACGAACCCGGTCTTGCAGGATATGACCGCGATCGAGGGCAATCTACCGACAGGCCACCGCACGTCGGTTCGCACCGGTCTGCCCACACCGACGTGGCGCAAGCTGTACGGCGGCGTTCTGCCGAACAAGAGCTCGACTGCACAGGTAACGGACAACTGCGGCATGCTCGAAGCGTACGCGGAAGTCGACAAGGCGCTGGCCGATCTGAACGGCAACACCGCGGCATTCCGTCTGTCCGAAGACCGGGCGCAGATCGAGGGTATGAACCAGGAAGTTGCGCAGACGCTGTTCTACGGCAATGACGGCATCGCCCCCGCCGAATTCACGGGGCTGTCGCCGCGCTACAACTCGTTGAGCGCCGAGAACAAGGACAACGTCATCGACGCTGGCGGCACCGGATCCGACAACGCCTCGGCATGGCTCGTTGTGTGGGGCCCGAATACCTGCCACTCGATCTACCCCAAGGGTTCGAAAGCAGGTCTTTCGGTCGAGGACAAGGGCCAGGTCACCATCGAAAATGCGGACGGCAACGGCGGTCGGATGGAAGGTTACCGCACGCACTACAAGTGGGACATCGGCCTCACGCTGCGCGACTGGCGCTACGTGGCGCGGGTCTGCAACATCGACGTGTCGGACCTCGCGACGTCGGCCAACGCGCAGGCGCTGATCAAGTACATGATCATGGCCGCCGAGCGAATCCCGCAACTCGGCATGGGCCGCGCCGTCTGGTACATGAACCGGAACCTGCGTGAAAAGCTGCGCCTCGGCATCGTCGACAAGATCGCGAATAACCTGACCTGGGAGACGGTGTCGGGTGAACGCGTGATGACCTTCGACGGCATTCCGGTGCAGCGCACCGACGCGCTCCTGAACACGGAATCGCGCGTGGTCTAACGAGGCGGGGCGGCGCTGCGGCGCCGTTCAACTTCTCCGAACCCATTCGAAAGGACATCGCAATGTACATCGACTCGCTTCTCGAATTCTCGCGTGCGCAGGCGCTGTCGGCGTCGGGCGCATCGACCAATATCATCGACCTCGGCAGCGACCGCGACATCGGCCCCGGCCGCCCGCTGTGGGTCGTCGTGTCGCCGTCCGTCGCCGCCGACAACACGACTGGCGACGAAACGTATTCGATCGCGCTGCAGACCGACGACAACGCCGCGTTCAGCTCGCCGACGACGATCGCCACGGTCGCACCCGCCGCCGCCTCGTTTGGCGCTGGCGTGCGCGTCGTGATCGGCATGCCGTTCGCGAACGAGCGCTACCTGCGCTTGAACTACACCCTCGGCGGCACGACCCCGAGCGTCACGCTGAACGCGTTCCTGACCGATCAGGATCCGGCCTCGTGGCAGGCGTATCCGGACGGCATCGCGTAAGCGGCGCCGGTTGATCGATGGGCGGCGACTGCTGCCCGTTCAACTTAGAGGTGAACAACATGCAGGTGAAAGCAATCAAGCCGGGGTTCTTCGGTGGCGCCCGCAAGTACGAGGGCGATGTGTTCGACATGCCGGGTACGAGCGCGAAAAAGGGCGAGGTGATCGGCAAGGATAACAAGCCGGTCACCTGGGTGGTCCCCGCTGAAAGTGAGACGGCTACGGGCCCAAAAGCCCGTGGTCGCAGCGACAGCACGTCGAGCATGGATCCGAAGAATGGTTCCGACTCGTCCGACGAGCAGGCCGGCGACGATCTGCAGTAACGGACTGACACATGGCGTCGCAAGTCGGAATCTGTAACCGCGCGCTGACGAAGATCGGCGACAAGCGAATCACGTCGCTTGACGAGGATTCGAAGGCCGCGGCTACGCTCAACTCGATGTACGACGACGTGCTCGACGCGTGTCTGCGTGCGCACGTCTGGTCGTTCACGAAAGCGCGCGCGCAGCTCGCCGCGCTCGCCGAGGCGCCGCTGTTCGGGTTCAGCTATCAATACCGGCTGCCGACCGACTTCATTCGACTGCTTCAGGTCGGGCAGTTCGATGTCTACCCGCGCACCGACACGCGCGGGCTGTTCAGCATCGAGAACGGCAACATCCTGACCGATATGCAGGCTCCGTTGTATATCCGATACGCGAAGCGCGTCACCGATCCGAACGCGATGGACGCGCTGTTTCGCGAGGCATTCGCGTGCCGTCTGGCGGCCGAAGCCTGCGAAAGCCTGACGCAGAGCGCGACGAAGCGACAAGGCGCGTGGGCCGAGCACGACCAGGCTATCGCCGCAGCGATCCGCGTCAACGCGATCGAGCGCCCGGCGCAACCGCTCGGCGACGACACGTGGCTCGAGTCGCGTAACGGCGTGGCGTTCCCGGGCGAAACGCCGATCATCCGCAGTTAGGAGGGCGCATGCCGAAGGCAGCACCGCAGCAGGTTTCGTTCGACGCTGGCGAGCTCTCGCCGTTGCTCGGTGCACGTGTCGATCTGGCGAAATACCCGAACGGTTGCCAGGTGATGGAGAACTTCATCGCGACGGTGCAGGGCCCGGCGATCCGCCGCGGCGGTAAGCGCTTCGTCGCGGCCACGAAGGATTCGACGAAACAGTCGTGGCTCCTGCCGTTCATCGTCGCGGACGGCATCGCGTATATGCTCGAGTTCGGCGACCACTACATCCGCTTTTTCGTGAATCGCGGGCAGCTTGTGAACGCCGGCGCGCCCGTCGAGATCGCGACGCCGTACGCGCTCGCGGACCTGACGACCGAGGACGGAACGTTCGCGATCCGCGCGACGCAGAGCGCCGACACGATGTACCTGTTTCACGGCGGCTACCCTACGCAGAAGCTGCTGCGCACAAGCGCGACGACGTTTTCTCTGCAGCCCGTGACGTTTGTCGGCGGCCCGTTCGCGGCCGTGAACAGCGACAACAACGTGAGGGTGCATGCCAGCGCGGGCACCGGCGCCGTTACTCTGGTCGCAAGCGCATCGGTATTCAGGCCGTCCGACGTCGGCACGTTGTTCTACCTCGAGCAAGAGGACAATTCGTTCGTCAAGCCGTGGGTCGTCCATCAGAAGATCGGTCCTAGCGAACTGCGCCGCGTCGGCGATCGCGTCTATCTGTGCACGGCGGTCGGCACGGCGACGCCGCAGGTTACGGGCACCGAAACGCCGACGCACACGTCCGGTAGTCGATGGGACGGCACCGGGCAGGACGAATCGGCGACAGACGAATACGGGTCGATCGGCGCGGAATGGGAATACCAGCACTCGGGCTATGGAACGGTGCTGATCACGGGCTACACCAACGACCAGGTGGTCACGGGTACGGTGGCGACGAACGACCCGGCCGACCCCGGCATGCTGCCGAACACCGTCGTCACGCTCACCGGCACCTACAAATGGGCCCGATCGCTGTTCAATTCGACGGATGGGTTCCCGCAGATGGGGACGTTTTGGCGCAATCGGCTTTGCCTGATGCGCGACCGGTGGCTCGCGATGTCGGTGTCTGCCGACTTCGAGACGTTCAAGACGAAGGACGCCGACCAGCAGACCGATGACTCAGCGATCGTGCAGCAGCTCAACGCCCGGCAGCTGAACAAGCTTGCGTGGATGGTGGAGTCCGACAGCCTGCTGATCGGCATGACGGGCGATGAGTGGGTGATTGGGCCCGCGAACGCGTCGCAGCCGGTCAGCGCGGCCAACCTGAACGCCGCGCGCCGCACATCGTACGGTTCGAAAAGGATCCAGCCGGTGCAGGTCGGCGGCACGATCATGTTCGTGCAGAAGGCCGGCCGCAAGCTGCGCGATTTCAAATACGACTTTTCGTCCGACAACTACGTGTCGACGGACGTCACGAAGATCGCCGACCACATCACGCGCGGCCGCGCTGGCACGAACAGCGGCATCATGTCGCTCTGCTTCCAGCAGGAGCCGCATTCCGTCGTGTGGGCGGCCCGCGCCGACGGCCAGCTGATCGGCTGCACGTACGACGAAGAAGCCGGCCGGAGCGACGTCTACGGCTGGCATCGGCATCCGGACGCGAACGGTTTCGTCGAGTGCGTCGCGTCGATGCCCGCGCCGGACGGCGCGTCTGATGACCTGTGGGTGATCGTCCGCCGCCAGGTCAACGGGCAGACCGTGCGCTACGTCGAATACCTGAACCCCGCGCTGCAGGATGACGAGCCGCAATCGTCCGCCTTCTACGTGGACGCCGGTATCACGTACAACGGCGTGCCGACGTCGACTATCGCCGGCCTCGGGCACCTCGAAGGCGTTACGGTCGCGGTGCTGACCGACGGCGCAGTGCACCCATCGCGTACGGTTACGGCCGGCGCGATCACGCTCGACTGGTCCGCATCGATCGTGCATATCGGAGTCCCGACGACATGTCGCATTCAAACTATGCAGCTCAACGCCGGCGCCGCAAACGGGACAGCGCAAGGAAAGACAAAGCGCGTCACGAACATCGCGACACGCTTCTCGCGGAGCCTGGGCGGCGTCGTTGGGCCAACGTTCGACGACAACGATCTCGAGCAACTGAGCTTCCGTAAGCCGTCGAACGCGATGGACCGCGCGGTGCCGCTGTTCGATGGCGACATGGAATCGGACTGGCGCGGCGGGTACGAGGGGCAGTCGTGGATCTGCTACCAGAACGACCAACCGTTGCCGGTGACGCTGCTCGGCTTCTTCCCGATTCTGGATACGCAAGATGATCGCTGAACCGCTACGCCCCGAGCACATCCTGTCGGTGCACCTGCAGCCGGCGCAGATGACGTCGGCCGGCCTGCTCACGCCCGATTACGCGCAGCTGTTGTGCGCGTCCACGCAGATCGGCTGGACGCTCGTCGAGGATGGCGTGGTGCTCGGGTGCGGCGGTCTGGTCGAGTGTTGGGAGAACCGGGCGCAGGCGTGGACACTGATTTCCGCGCCGCTGCTCAAACGATTCCGCGTGGCGCATCGGCTGGTGCGCGCGAAGCTGGCCGAGGCGCCGTGGCGGCGCATTGAAATGGACGTCGACACTGAGCACAAAGCTGCGATCGCATGGGCTGAACATCTAGGCTTCGTCGCCGAAGGCGTGCGCCGGAAATATACGGTCGATGGCCGCGACATGATTCTTTTTGCGAGGGTTAAATAATGGCGTTTCTACCTCTGCTCGCAGCGGCCGGCTCGGCAGCGAGCGCCGCAACCGCGACGGCCGGTACGCTGAGCACACTGAGCCTGATCAGCGCGGGCGTCAGCGCAGCCGGAGCGCTGGCGGCCGGCGCCGCCAAGGCATCGTCTGAGCGCCAACAGGCCGCGATCATGGATCGCAACGCGCAGCTCGCGAACAATCAGGCAGAGCAGGTCTACGCGCAGGGCGTAAACCGGGAAGAAGCGCAACGCGGTCAAGCTGATCAGCAGCTCGGCGCGCAGCGCGCGGCGGTCGCGGAATCGGGCTTCAACCCGAACACCGGATCGGCGCTCGACACGCAGGTGCAGAGCGTGCGCAATGCCGAGCTCGACGCGTTGCAGACGCGGTATCAGGGGCTGCTGCAGGGTCAGTCGCTCGACGATCAGGCGTCGCAAGATCGCTTCGCCGCGCGCACGGCGCGCACGAATGCACGCAACAGCATGATCACCGGTGGGATCTCGGCGGCGTCCTCGCTGCTCGGCGGCGTCGGTTCGTACGCTAAGGCAGGCGGCGGCCTGTTCTCGAGCAGCACGGGCGGATCGTTTTCGACGCTCGGCGGTCTTTCGTCGTTCGGCAGCGCCGGCAACTTCACGGCGGGGCTCACGTCTGGCGTGAACAAGTTCGGCTTTACGGGGGGCCTGTAATGTCGATCCGGATCCCTGTCTACGAACGGCAGGTCGCGCCCACGTTGCAGACATCCGGCGCACGCACGCCGCTCGCAACCGTCGAAGACAACACAGGCGCCGCGCTGCAGCAGGTCGGCACGTCGCTCGGTCAGGTCACCGACGTGCTGGCCGCGCAGAAGCGCCAGGACGAGCAGGCCGCCGTCGCGCGCCAGATTGGTGACGATCGCGTGACGTGGCTGCAGAACATGCAGACCGCGAAGGACAGCGCCGCGCCGGGCGCGCCGGATTTCACGCCAAACCTGATCAAGGGCTTCGACGACTACTCGCAGCAGCAGCTGCAGCAAATGCCGGATGGCAATGCGAAGCGGTTCTATACGCTGCAGCTCAGCGAACTGCGTACGTCGCTCGCCGGCCAGGCGGTGACGTGGCAGGCCGAGCAGCACCGCGCAAACAACGTCAACCAGTACCAGCAGGGCAACGACACCGCGGCGCGCGCGATCGCGATGGACCCGAGCCTGTACGGTTCGACGCGCGCTTCTCAGCTCGCGCTGATCGATTCAGCGGCGCTGGATCCGCAGACGAAGGCGAAGCTCGCCGACAACTTCAAGGACGTGGCGTCGACGGCCGCCGGCATGCGCATGGTGTCCGCCGACCCGGCCGCGACGCTCGGCGTGCTGACGCAGAAGCCCGACCAGCCACTGCCCGCAGGTTACGAGTGGGTCGGCGATTTGCCGCCGACGAAGCTTATCGCGTTGCAGGGTCACGCGCGCACGCTGGTCGCGCAGCAGCAGAATGCGCTCGATCGCGCCGCGCTGCAACGCGAGAACACCGCCGTCGACTTGCACAATCAGGCGCTGACCCTCGTGAACGAGGGGAAGCAGCTGAGCCCGGAATTCACGAACCAGCTGCTGACCAACACGGAAGGCACGACCGTGGCAGGTGCCGTGCGCGAGCTGATCGGCACGGCGAGCCAGCACGCCGGTTTCGCGAGCGCGTCCCTGCCGCAGCAAGCCGCGACGCTACAGCAATACCAGACCGAAGCGGCGACCCGCGGCACCGACCCGGACCAGGCGGCTTCCGTGAAGCAGCTCGAGCAGATCCACACGGCCAGCGTCGCCGCGTACAAGGCCGATCCGTGGAACGCGGCGCTCGATCGCGGAGTGCTGCAGGGCGTGCCGAAGGTCGACACCTCGAGCGTGCCGGGCCTCGTCTCGTCGCTTGCCGCGCGCGCGCAGACAGCGGGAGCGGTCGAGCAGGCCGCCGGCCGACGTGTGTCGCTGCTGACGCCAGACGAGGCAGAGAAGACGCTGACCGCCGTCGATTCGTTGCCGATCGACACAAAGGCGCAGGCGCTGAACCAGATCGGCCAGGCGTTCGGCAACGCCGGCCGCATCGCGGATCTCGCCGCGCAGTGGAAGGAAAAGAGCCCGGCGATGGCGCTCGCGCTGAAGGCCGGCGCGGCGGACGTCGGCGGCAAGCCGCTGCTGACGACGAGCGGCGCACCGCTCAGCACGTTCATCCTGACGGGCGCGCAGGCGCTGAAGGACAAGACGGTCAAGATCGACGAGGTCGCCGGCACGGGCATGCGCGCCACGATCGCGAATGCGATCGGCGATGCGCTGCCGCCCGAGCAGGCCGACGACGCGAAGGAGGCCGCGTACTTCATCGCTGCTGGCAGCGCGGCGCGCGGCGGCCGCACTCAGCCGAGCAGCACCGACGTGCAGAACGCGATCAGCGGCGCGACGGGTGGGATCTCGACCACGGGCGGCCAGCAGATCAACGGCAAGCCGAACATCGTCGCGATGCCGTACGGCTGGCGCGAGGACGATTTCCAGAGCGCCGTGAAGCAGGTCACCGCCGCGAACATCGAAAACCCGGGTGTCGACAGCGTGTTGGCGAACGGGCACGAAATCCCCGTCGCTGACTTCGTGAAGCAGTTCGCGAGCTACCGGCTCGTGCGCGTCGGCATTCGTGGCACGTACGCGGTGTCGACGGGGTCGAAGTTCGTCACGGACAAGACGGGCGCGCCGGTCACGGTGCACCTGACGTTCCCGACGAAGAATGCGCCGCGCGCCTCCGCAACCGCCGGCGCGCCGCCGGCGCAGCCTGAGACGATGCCGTTCCCGGGAGGTATGTAATGCCGGTCGATTCGCTGTACGCCGACCAGACCGCCAGCTTTCTGAGCGGGCAGAACCAGATCGATGTGCCCGAGCCGACGGTCTATCCGTCGACATCGGTTACGTCGATTGCACGCGCTGTCGGGCGCGGCCTCGGACAGGGCGGCGCCGCGCTGTTCGGCGCGGCATCCGATCTTGCCGCCGGTCTTAGCCAGATCTATGTCGATCCGGACACGCTCACGCTGAACCCGCAAGCGCAGGCCGACGCCGACAAGCAGGTGAACGCGGCGATCGTGAAGCAGCGTGCCGGGCACCTGTTCGAGTCGCCGCTCGGCGCGCGCGCGTACGACCTGTCCGACACGTTCAAGCCGGACCCGACGCGCGCAACCGCGATCGACCAGACCGTGCAAGGCGTCGTGTCGGGCCTCGCGCAGATCGTGCCCGCCGCGGTGCTTGGTGGTCCGCTTGCAGGCGCGGCCGTCGGCGGCGCGTCGATCGGCATGTCGCGCGCGGAAGACCTGAAACGGCAGGGGGTTGATGTCGGTACGCGTACGGCCGTCGGCGCCGTCGAGGGCGCGCTCACGGCAGCCGGCGCGGTGCTGCCCGTCGCCGGTTCGACGCTGCCCCGCACGATCGGGCTCGTCGCGGCGGGCGGGCCGGGCGCGGCGATCGCGCAGGCGACGATCGAGAAAGCGATTCTGCGCAACGCGGGTTACGACCACCTCGCCGACCAGATCAACCCGCTGGACCCGATCAATCTGGCGGCCGCGACGCTGATGGCGGGCACGTTCGCGGGCGTGCACACCGCAGCAACAGCGCGCACCGCGCGGCAGAATGCGCCAGCTGCTACGGTGCCGCTGCAATCACTCGCGATCGACGCACGCCGCGCGCTGCCGTACGACGCGCCGCAACTCGACGCCTACGCCGCGCAGGCCGCGCAGGCCGCAGGCGTGCCGCCCGAGCTGATGCTCGCGCTGAAGAATGCGGGCGAGAAGTCGAATTCGGGGCAGGTGTCGCCGAAGGGAGCCGCCGGCGTGTCGCAGATGATGCCCGAGAACCTGCGCAAGTACGGCGTCACGGACCCGACCGACCCCATGCAGGCGCTCGACGGCATGGCGAAGTACCTGGCGGATACGCAAAAGCAGTACGGCGGCAACCTGCAGGCGATGATCGCCGACTACAACGGCGGCCCGAAGCAGGCAGCCGCAGTGCTGCGCGGCGAGCGTCCGCCGGCGAACGAGACTGCCGCATACCTCGACCGCGTGAACAATTACCTCGCGACACGCGGGATCGACTCGGCCACGTTCCACGTGACGCCCGAGCAGGTCGACGCCGCGCTGATCGCGCGCGGGCAGCGGATCGTCGACGACGCATACGTGTTCGGTCAACCGGACGACGTCGCCGCGATGACCGCGCACCAAGACGCGTTCGAGCTGGCCGCGCGTCAGATGGACGCCGGCCAGTTTCCGGACGTCGCGAGGTTCGTCACGGGCGACGACTCGGCGCGCGCGACCGCGCTCGATTCGCTGATCGCCGAAGCTGAGACGCAGCGCACGGGCGTCGCGCAGCAGGCGGCCGGGCTCGCCGATCAGGGCGCCGTGTCGCAGATGCGCGCCGAGCTCGACCAGCTCACCGCCGCGCGGCCGGATGATTCCGCCGCCGGCGTGAAGGAGCTGACGCGCCAGCTGCAGGACCAGGGCATGAAGTACAAGGCCGCGGCCGCGAAGGCGCAGAAGCAGATCGATGCGGCAGTCACTGACCACGAGGCGCAGGTGCAGCGCTTGCGCGGCGCGATCGAGGGAAACGCCCGCGCGCAGCAGGCGCACCAGCAGCTCGGTGCGCTCGACGCGCAGCTGGCCGACCTGCGTTCCGCGCGGGCCGGAATCGATGCGCCGGCCACGCGCCGCACGCCGCTGTCGCAGTTCGTCGAGGATGTCGTGCGCGCGCAGACCCGCCGCGAGCCGGTGACGTATCGGGAGCCGCAGGAGCCGGTATTGCAGACCGCCGATACGCTTCCTGCTGGTGTTGCGCCGCACATGGCCGGTGGTGAAACGCTTTCCGGTGGCGCTGCGCCGCGCGCAACCACCCCGCCAACCACCGGCGCGCCGAGTGCGCGAGCGATCGAGGCGAACCTGCGCGAAGAGGCCGCGCTGCGACCGGACACGCAGGTCACGATCGATACGCCGGCCGGCGAGCGCACGGGCACCGTCGCCGAGCTGATGCAGCAGATCGACGATGAGCACGCCTTGAACACGCAGGACGCCGGCCTGTTCGAGGTCGCCGCGAACTGCTTCATCAGCTTGGGAGGCTAAATGCACCAGAAGTGCGTCAATGCAGTCGAGACGGCCGCCGGCCGGAAGCTCACGCAGGCCGAGATCGACGGGATCGAGAACCGCGTGCGCGCGGGCATGCGCTCGACCGCGCGGCAGGATCCGGCGGGCTGGTCGGCGATGTCGCAGGCCGATCGCGTCGCCGCCGGCGCCGAGTGGGCGCGTCAGCAACTCGTGCACGAAGCCGATCTCGACCGGGCCCGCAAGCAACTGCAAATCGCCAAGCAGATCGAGACGACCGACCGGATTCAGGAAGCGCTGTACGCTGATCCCGAAAACGCTCACCGTAAGCGTGCGCGCGAGACGATCGTCAAACACGACATCGAACAGACGTACGTGACGGCCGGCGCGATCAAGTCGGATTACATGCGGCAGACGATGGGCGCGATCGACGCGATGAAGGTCGGGCAGAATTTCCTTGCACGCGCGTTCGACGTGGACAATCCCGCGATGGAGCGCGACATCATCCGCGAGGTGTACCGCGGCGCGGACGGCTCGACAGGCAACGAGGTTGCAAAGGCTGCAGCCGAGCAGATCGGCAAGACGACGGGCGCGATGCGTGAGCGCTTCAACCGCGCGGGCGGCAATGTCGGCGAGCTCGACTACGGCTACGTGCCGATCCGCCACGCGCAGAGCAAGGTGCTTGGCAACGGATCGGATGCGCAGCGGCACGCTTGGGCGGACGCCGTCATGCCGCTGCTCGACCGCTCGCAATACCTCGACGACGCCGGGAATCCGCTGAACGACGCCGAGCTACGCAAGGTGCTGGTCGGCGAAGATCGCGAGGCGTGGGAGCGCGCGAACGCGGCCGCACGCGGCAATGTTGCGCCGCGCAAGCAGGGCGTGTGGGACACGATCGCGTACGGCGGCGTCAATAAGATCGTGCCGGGCGAGACGTCGGGCGGCGCCGCGCGCGCAAACGCCGGTTCGGCGCACCGCGTGCTGCACTTCCGCGATGCTGACGCGCACATGCAGTACAACCGCCAGTTCGGCGAGGGCTCGCTGTTGAACGCGCTGGTCGATCACGTCGGCGGCATGGCGAAGAACATCGCGCTCGTCGAGCGCTACGGCCCGAATCCGACGCGCAACATGAAGACGCAGATGCAGCTGACGGCCGTGCATGATGGCACGGAAATGCGCACGCTCGAGGGCGGCATGACGTCGGTCGGCGCGTACTGGAACTACGTGACCGGCGCGACGAACACGCCCGTCAATCCCGCGCTCGCGCGCAAGATGGAAACGCTGCGCACGACGGTCAGCGCCGTGAAGCTGCAGGGCACGATCCTCGCCGCGCTTGGCGACGTCGGCACGATGTTCGTGACGGCCGGCTACAACAAGGTGCCGTTCTTCAAGACGCTCGGCACGGCCGCGCGGCTGATGGCGCCCGGTTCGAAGGACTTCCGGTCGTGGCTGTCGTCGCAGGGGCTGATCGCCGAGTCGCTCGAGCACGGGCTCAATCGGTGGGGCACCGACAACCTCGCGACGACGTGGGCCCGGAACCTGTCCGCCGCGACGATGAAGTTCGGCGGCGTCACAGGTTGGACGGACGCGCTACGCACGGCGTTTCAGTCGCACATGATGCGCGGGCTCGCCGGCATCGGCCGCACCGACTGGAACAGCCTGACCGAATGGGACCGCCGCGCGCTTACGCGCGCCGGACTGACGGCCGACGATTGGGCGATCGTGAACAAGGCGACGCCCGGCAAGTATGGGGACGCCGAATACCTGACACCGGACGCGCTGTACGCAACCGGCGAAGCGCGGGCCGCCGACGTCGTGCCGAAGCTGCTCGGCATGATTCGCGAGGAAGGCGAGTTCGCCGTGCTGAACCCGGATCTGCGCACGAAGGTGATCGCCTCGGCCACGCCGGGCACCGTCACGGGCGAGCTGAAAAAGTCGTTCATGCAGTTCAAGTCGTTCCCGATGGCGATGATCTCGCGGCACTGGGGGCGCATCGGCGACATGCGACGTTCGGGCGACTTCCGCGTAGACGGCGCGCCGGCGCTCGCGAACCCGATGGCCTACGCCGCGGCGCTCGTCGTCAGCACGACGCTGATCGGCGCGATCTCGACGCAGGCGAAGAACCTGCTCGCGGGCAAGGATCCGGAACCGATGTTCGACGACGTGAAGCACGCGGGTGGATTCTGGACACGGGCGTTCTCGGTGGGCGGCGGCGCCGGCTTCGCGGGCGACATGCTCGTCGCGGCGTTCCAGTCGGCCGATTACGGTTCGTTGCTCGGCAGCGCGATCGGCGGCCCGCTGCTGTCGACGCTGTTCCAGCCGCTGCGCGCAGTCTCGTCGAACGTGCAGGATGCGGCGCAGGGCAAGGACACGCACATCGGCGCCGACTTGCTGAAGATCGCGCAGTCGAACACGCCACTCGTGAACCTGTGGTTCTGGAAAACGGTGTGGAACCGCCTGATATGGGACAACCTCGCCGAGAACCTGTCGCCGGGGGTCACGCAGCGAAATATGAATCGTTCGCGAACGCAGTACCACAACGATTATTTCTGGTCGCCCGGCACCGGCAGCCCGCAGCGCTCACCGAATCTCGCAGCGGCCGTCGGCGGCCAATAACGCACGATTCTGCGAAGGGCACGCGGCAGCATGGCGCAGTCTAACCAAAGGCCGCGCCATGACTGTCACCTCTTCGAATCAGGACATTAGTTACGCTACCGACGGAGCAACGACCAGTTTTCCCACGGGTTTCTACTTCCTGAACCAGAACGACGTCTTCGTCGACAAGATCGATTCGAACGGGGTCCTCACACCGCTGGTACTCGGCACCGATTATTCCGTGAGCGGCGCGGGCGTGGAGACAGGCGGCGCGGTTACGACGAGCGTCGTGTATGCACCGGGTTCGATGCTCCACCTGTACCGCTTGGTGCCGCCGACGCAAGAAACCGAGTTTCAGCAGAACGACCCCTTTCCGTCGAAGACCGTCGAGAAGGCGCTCGATAAGCTGACCATGCTCGCGCAGCAGACGCGTGCGGCGACGATCAACTCGATTCGCTATCCGCTCTCCGAATACGGAACCGACGGCACGCTGCCGAAAAAGGCGGAACGGGCTCGTAAGATTCTCGGGTTCGATGACTCTGGTCAACAAGTGCTGATCCCGATGCCGGCGAGCATCGGCGCAGGCGACCTGAGAAACGAGGCGTGGACGGACGGCGTCGATTACGTTGCAGGCACGTCGAGCAGCGTCACGCTGTCGCGTTCGTACGGTACGAAGGCAAATCTCGGCACCGTCGTGATGGCTGGTATAGCGCAGGATCCGGCGAGCTACGGGATCGCTAGCGATGGTGTGACGCTGCAGTTCGATAGCGTGATCCCCGTAGGGGTGTCGCGGATCTGGTGCATTGGCGGCACGACGCTGTCGCTCTACCTGCCAACGAATGGTGCAATTCCAAACGTCAGGAATTATGGCGCGACCGGAAACGGGGGCGTCGACGACACACTGGCGATCCAAGAGTGCATTAATTCGTTGGCGTCGAGTGGCGGAGAAGTGTTTTTGCCACCCGGCGTCTACCTCTATTCGACCCTGACGCTGCCGCCCGGTGTCAGCCTCCGTGGCGCTTCGAGTTTCTCATCCGTCTTGCTGGAAGCGCATGCGACCGGAGACTGCATCATCATGCAGGGCGACAACACTATATCGAATCTCCAGCTGAACCACAAAGTCACCCGCACATCGGGCCGTACGGTCTGGATGCAGGGGAACAACTGCACGCTCCGTGAATTCGAGGCGTACAACTACTATCAGCTGTGGGATGCGCAAACGTCAAGCGGCGGCGCCGTTGTTTTCCCGAAGGTGATTAACGGGAATATCGCTCTCCCATCCGTTGCTTTCGGTAGCAATCTAGGCTTTTTCACGAACTACGCAAATGCGCTGGTTGATCAACTCTGCGTATCAGGTACGGGTAGCGGTACGCAGCCCGGGTCCGGTATCAATCTGGTTAATGGCGATACATGCATCATCAGCAATACGAATATCACCAGGCACGGCATTAACCTGAATTTCAGGCCCGGCGCGGGGCGTAATATCTTTGCAACGCACGTCTCGAACAGCCTGTTCGATTCGTCCAACACGCTCGGCAATGTGTTGATGGCTGCTCAGGGCGGCGTGTTTGACACCGTTTTCTCAAATAGCTGGATGGGCCTTGCGTCGGGCGCAGCCGGATTCGGTTGCAATATCGCCCCTCCCGGTGGCGGTAACGTAGACGGCGTGTCCTTTGGCAACTGCATTTTCCCTGATAACGACGTGGCCGGACTGTCTGTTGCGGGCACTGCATCGAATATCTTTGTCGACGGTGGCTACGCATGCGGTTCGGTCAATGGCTACGTATTCAACGCCATCCAGCATTTTTCCGTGACCAATGCACGCGCCGGCAACGTTGCGACACGTGGCGCAAATTCGCAGTTTGGAATCGCCGTGATCGGTGCGGCGGACAACTACATCATCGCTAACAACAACCTGCGCGGTAACGGTGTTGGCGGCCTGAATGATAGTGGCGCCGGCGTGTCGAAAATCGTTTCTCCGAACCTGGTGTAAATCACATGAAAAAGCTGATTGCCATTTTGCTCGCTGTTCCCGCGCTGGCGCTTGGCGCCACGCTCGCACCTATTCAGCTGTTGAACCCCGCCGGCTCAACGTCCGGTCAGGCGATCGTCTCGACAGGTTCGTCGTCGGCGCCGGTGTGGGGTGGCGTTGGCTTGAACGGTATCGGCGCGGTCGCCGCAAACACGGTGCTCGCCAACGCCACGAATGCTAGTGCCAATCCGACGGCGTTTTCGATGCCGAGTTGTTCGACCAGCTCGAGCGCACTGAACTACACAACCGGTACCGGCATCGGGTGTAATTCGTCCATCAACGCATCGACCCTCGGGGGCACCGCGGCGGCGGCGTATGCGCTGCTGGCGTCGCCCACATTCACGGGCACGCCCACCGCGCCGACCGCATCGGCCGGTACGAACACGACTCAACTTGCGACTACTGCGTTCACGAACGCGATTTTCGCTGCACCGCCGGCATTCGGTAACACCACACCTGCCGCTGTTTCGGCGACGACGCTCTCAGCGTCGAGCACGGTCAGCGGGTCGGGTTTCTCGACCTATCTCGCATCGCCGCCGGCAATCGGCGCAACGACGCCGGCTGCCGGGAAATTCACGACGCTGCAGGCGACCGGCGCAATTACGCCATCCAGTACTGCCGGCATCGTCGGCACGACCACGAACGATAACGCATCAGCCGGTAGCGTTGGTGAATACCCGACGCCGACCAATCTGACGGGCGTGTCGCTGACGTCGGGGGCAGCTGCAAACGGTGCGAGCGTCTCGTTGACCGCAGGGGATTGGGAGGTGTCTGGTATGTGCCAGTTCATCCCGGCCGGAACCACGACTATTTCGAGCATCATCGCCGGCATCAACACGACGTCCGCGGCGCTGCCGGGCGCGCCGAATGAAACGGCCATTCAAGGCACGTTGACGACTGGCGCACAGCAGCTCATCAGCACGTGGCCCGCGCGTATCTCGCTTGCCGCCACGACGACTGTCTACACCGTCTGCCAAGCCGGTTTTGGAACGAGCACGATGACCGTGAACGGTTACATTCGCGCTCGTCGGGTGCGTTAAGCGTCCCGAGTCTTTCAATTGGCGCGTAGCGCTCGAACAAGAAGGAGCCGATATGGCTGAACCCACAACCAGCACGGCGGCCGTCGGGGCCCTTCTGTGGAAACTGCTGCCGGGTGCGATTGGCTCGCTGATCGCGCTCGGCTTCATCGGCGAAGGGCTGACGCGCAAACAGAAGGTCGTTTCGTTTCTGTCCGGCGCGGCGGTCGCATATTACGGTGGCCCGCTGATCGTCGCGTGGTTCACGATCAGCGACGGTGGCGCGCAGCAGGCGATCGGATTTCTCGTCGGCCTGTTCGGTCTGGCAATCACAAAAGAGCTGTTCAAGGAAATCAACACAGCCGACATCATCGGGGCCCTGAAACGACGCTTCCTTGGGGGGCAATGATGGTCACGATCTTCTATCTCGCGAACCTCGTCGTGCTGCTGTTCTGCATGTGGATTGCCGTCACGAACGTGTTCGTCACCGGTTGGTGGGGCACGCTCGGTTTCTCGATAATCGGGCTTTCGTCGGCGGTGAATCTGTTCAAGCCGCTGCGCATGCCGTCCGCGATCGACATGCCCGAGACGCTGATGCTGGTCGGGCTCGCAATCGTGTGCGTGTGGATCGCTGCGCGCGTCGCCTACTGGCACAAGAAAGGGGGACAACGTGGCGCGCATTGATATTGCATCGGCCGGTGGGCGCAACCGTGTTGCGTTCCTCGACACGATCGCCGTGAGCGAGATCGGCGGGACACTGCTCGCGAAGTCGGACGACGGCTACAACGTGCTCGTTGGCTCGACGCCGGCGCGGCCGCTGTTGTTCACGAGCTACGCGGCGCATCCGAACGTGCTCAACCGGCAGATCTCGGTACCATCGACGGCCGCCGGCCGCTATCAGATCCTCGCGCGCTGGTGGCGCATCTATCAGGCGCAGATGAAGCTACCGGACTTCGGACCGGTATCGCAGGACCGATACGCTCTGCGGCAGCTGCGCGAGCATGGCGCGTTGCCGCTGATCGACGCCGGTCGCTTCTGCGAGGCGGTGGCGAAGGTATCGAACGTATGGGCCAGTCTGCCAGGAGCCGGGTACGGGCAGCACGAAAACAAGATGGAACATTTGCTGGCCACGTACGTGTTGGCTGGCGGTGAGGTGACGGCGTGACGATCCTCGACCCCCGTGTGTGGCTTGCCTTTCTCGTCGCGCTCGCGATCACGGCCGGGGGCGGCTACTTCAAGGGCCACGCCGACGGCACGCGAGCGGCGGCGGTCGGCGCGCAAAAGGCGCAGCTCGTGGCGGTTGCCGCAGCCCGCGCCGAAGAACAACGCCGCACTGCGGCCCAATCGGAGAACGCAAAAGATGCGAACAAACAACGCACCGCGGCGCTCGCAGATGCTTTTGCTGCTCGCGCTGCCGCTGGCAGCCTGCAGCAGCGCGTCGATCAGCTCGTCGCAGCCGCCCGCCATCCCGCCGCTTCCACCGGAAGCCCGGCAGCCGGCGACGCCCTTGATCTGCTTGCCGACGTGTTCGGCCGCGCTGACGAACGCGCGGGTGAGCTGGCAGCGTACGCTGACGCCGCCCGCATCGCCGGCCGGCAGTGCGAACGCGACTACGACGCGCTGACCGTATCCGACGAAAAGAAAGAGTGAGCGGTCGATACCAGGCTGTACGCGCTGATTGTCGGAGATAATCCGGCGCGCGCGAACGCATCGAAATTGTGCTTTGCCTCTTCCTCGTTTTCGAAATAAAGAGCGTTGATGCTATCGCTGCGCGTCACTTTCCACAGCGATGCTTGTTCCATGGCAGATGCGTTCACGGCATATTCCCCTTCGTTAAATAGTAAAACGGTCATATTCGTATAGCGCTCGGTAATAGAGCGCTATCGTATCATATGGCTTTCTGGCTGGTTGGCATCAAGCCACCAGGCTGAGTCGCGGTCGTATCGCGATGACGTCGGCCTCGCGGCCGTCTGCGCACGCACCGACGACCTCGGCCCACTGCTCGAGCGCGAGGCGGCGCTCGGGAATCTCCTGCCGCACATCGTAAATCCCTTCCATGCCTCGCAGCTTGTGGTTCAGCGCGATCTCGGTGATCTCTTTCGGGATACCCATATTCATCATGTGGCCCTTGGCCGTGCTGCGCGTGTCGTGCGGTGTGAAGCGCCGGGCTTCGAGATCGCCTCGCAGGAACGCCCGATCGATAGCCGCCCACAGCGTCGTGTTGCCGACGTGCGTGTTGCCAAGCCGTTTGATGCGCTGCTGGCCACGTGCCGGCAGCAGCCACGGCGAGTCGCCGGATAGCGCGATCAGTTCCTCGATCCACGACGAGACGAGCGGCACGAGCGGCACAAGGAAGCCATTGCGTGTCTTGACCGTCTCGTCGGCGACGAACCACGAGCCGCGCTGCAGGTCGATCAATTCTTTTCGGGCCTTGACGAGCTCGTTCGTGCGCACGCAGGTCGCGAGCAGGACACGCAGCATCAGGCCGTTGGCGCGGCCGATCGTGTCGTCGATGCCCGGCAGGATCTTCGCCAGTTCCTCGACGGTAAGCATCACGCGCGGCCGCACCTTCGGCCGGGCGCCCATGATCGCCGTCAGCTTCACACCTGCGCATGGGTTCGCGGCGATGATCTTGCGGCCGCACGCGTGGTCGAACAGCTGCGTCACGGTGGTGAGAATCCGCTTCGACATTGTCCAGCCGCGGCCGGCATCCTCGACCGCCTGGATGATATCCAGCGGCGTGACCTTGCGCACTTCCAGCGAACCGAGCTTCGGGCCGGCGACGTTGTCCAGATCCCACGTCCGGTAGTAGATTGTGCTGGCCGACAGCGGCTTCTCGATGTCCTGCGCAAAGCGCTTCGTGCGGAAGTCGGCGATCAGGTCATTCACCGTCCAGGCGGCGGCCGATGCCGCGCGCTCGGTCTTCTTCGCAGCAGCCGGATCGGCACCGTTGTCGATCGCGACGCGGTGCGCGCGGGCCGCCTTGCGCGCGGCCGCGAGGGACAGGTCGGGGTAGTTGCCGAGCGTCAGCTCGCGCCGGCGGCCGCCGGCCAGCCGGTAGCGCAGAACCCATGCCGCAGTGCCGCTGGCCGAAAGGGTGAAGGTGAGGCCGCCGCCGTCGGATTTCGCGACCGGTTGTCCGGCCGAGATCCAGCGCCGCAGCTGCAGGTCGTCGAGCACATTCGTTTGCCTAGCCATATCCGTTCCTCGTGGGTAGTTAGGCGATATTGCCGGCAGATTAGCTACCCGTCTAGCTACCCAAATTTCTTTAGCCGACCTTCGATTTTGTTAGACGTCATTTGGCTAAAACCCTTGACGGGCTTAGGGTTTCGGGCGATTGGGTAGCCGTTTTTAGACAGGCTTAGACGTAAATGAAGATCGCAAGTTGCGATTTTCATTAAATCCTCTTCGCCTTATCTGGCGTGGGTTTTCTGGCGATGGGTAGCTGAAAAACGGTTTTGACTACCCATCTAGCTACCCGATTCATTTTGTGTTGCTTGGGCACAACGCAGCGGCGGCTCGGACGATGGCGCGGCGGGTGGCGGCATAATCGTCGCCGCCGAGCGGTGCGCGTTCGTAGCTGCTTCCGCGTGCGCTGCCACCATCGTCGAAGTCCCACTCGATGGTGACTTCGCCAGCGCTCTCGCACTCAATGCTGATGTGCAGGTTGAGCTTCACCGCCAGCCGCAGCGCGTCGCCATCGTCGGTCAGTGGGTTCCATTCGAGATATTCTCCGCTTCCACAGAACACCAATCCGCCATCAATGGAAAGGTCAAGTTCTTTCCCGGCCGGTAGTGGCAACAGTCCAGCTGCCTTGGCTGCACGCATCAGCAGATCATGATCATCGCCCGTCATGACTTACCCTCCGATATACCTGAAATAATGGACTCCACACTGGTCGACGTGATGCCGCTCGAACGCTTGCCGATCTTCACGAGCGTGAGCTTGCCGTCGCGCACCAGATTGTAGACGGTGGCCCGGCAGACGCCGAGCATCTTCGACACTTCGGCGACGCGGTACAGCTTCACGGGCGGCGTCGGGGGCGAGGCTACCGGGGATTGAAAGGGCGTATGTGGCATGGTGGTGCTCCTGGTCAGCGCGTCAGCGGCCCGCGCGGCGTTTCATGGCGTCGAGCAGGATGTCCTGCACGGCGCGCTTCGTTTCGCGGCGCTCGACGACGTCCTCGTCGATCGTGTCGCGCGCGATGATCGGGTAGATGAAAACGGGGCGGCGGTGGCCGGCCTGCAGCTGGCGCACGGGTCCGATCCGCTCGACGATCTGCAGGTATTCCTCGAGGTTCCACCAGTGGCCGAAGACCGCAAGGATGTTGCCGCCGTCCTGCAGGTTCAGGCCGTGGCCGGCGCTGGCCGGGTGCGCGAACATCACCGGGATCTTGCCAGCGTTCCAGTCGCGGATCGTCTGCGGGTTCTGGTCGAGCTGGCGGCCGCGCGGGAACGCGCGCTGCAGCCGCGCGAGATCCGACTTGAAGTGGTAGGCCACGAGCACGGGCATGCCGGCCGCTTCCTCGACGATTTCCTCGAGCGCCTGCAGTTTCAGGTCGTGCACCTCGTGCCACGGTGCGGTGTCGCTGCCGTCGTCCTCCTGCTTGTAGACGGCGCCGTTCGCGAGCTGCAGGCATTTCATCGTCTTGCTCGCCGCGTTCATGGCCTCGATCGGGCTGTCGTCGATCTCCATGAACATCTGCCGTTCCATGTCGCGATACAGCCGTCGCGCGGCCGCGGGCAGCTCGACATAGACCGGGCGCACGATCGGCTCGTCCAGGTCGAACCAGTCGGCCGGGTCGAGCGAGATCGTGCAGTCGGCGAGCGCCTTCTGAATTTCATCCTGCGCGTGCGCGAGCGGGCGCGTCTGCCGGTAGCCGTTGCCGCCGGGCACCGACTGGAACCAGCGTTCCTCAAATGCCGAGAAGCTGCGCCCGAGTCGCTGGCCGCCGTCGACGAACCACTGCTGGCCCCACAGATCCTGCAGGCCGTTCGGCGACGGTGTGCCGGTGAGGTTCACCCATCCGTGCACCTTCGTGTGCGCAACCTCGGCGAGCGCGCGACCGCGCACGCTGCCGCCCGACTTCTTCACGAACTCGGTGCCGCGCTTGCTGCGCTGGTTCGACACGCGCGTCGACTTCAGCTTCGTCGACTCGTCGGCGATCACGCGGCCGAACGGCCACGGGCGCGGGTTGTGCTTGAACCAGTCGATCAGCCACGGCAGGTTTTCGTAGTTGATCGAGAACACGGGCGCATCGCGGCGCAACTGCATCGCGCGCCGGCCCGCGTCGCCAATGATCGGCACGACTTCCATGCCGGACAGGTGCTCCCACTTCTCGCACTCGTCCGGCCACGTCGACTGCGCCACGCGCAGCGGCGCGCAGACGAGCGTCGGCATCGTCTCGATCCCGAAGTGGTAATTCGTTTCGAGCGCCGAAAGCGTGCTGACCGTCTTGCCGAGGCCCATGCCGGCCCACACGTTCGAGCGCGGAATCTCGAGCTGTTGCTCGATGATGAGCCCCTGGTACTCCCATGGCGTGAATACGCGGCGGGCGGTCATGGGCGGCGCTCCATCATGGTGTGCAGCACGCAGCGGAAGTACAGCGCGAGCGCGCCGTCGAGCGTCGTGTCGAAGGCGCTGATACCGTCGCGGTTGGTCACATACCAGTTGTGCGCGCTGAGCTGCCGCGCGCGCGGCTTGATCGTCTGCATCACGTGCCGTACCTCGCCGCGTAGCACTCGACGGCGGTCAGGCCGTAGTAGAGACGGAAGTGGCCGATGCCGAGCGCGCCGGCGAGGTAGAGCGCCATGACGACGGCGCCGACGCAGGCGAGGGAATAGATAGCGGCTTTCACGACTTCGCCCCTTCGGGAACGGTGCGCAGCTTTTCGAGATTGAGCCGAATTTCGTACGCAGCTGCTTTGGGATCGCACCCGTTTTCAAGCCACGCGGCGGTGCATTCGAGCGAGAAAATTACGCTGCTGGGTATCGCTCTTGCCGCCGCCGGCTCGGGCCGAATCGCGTCGTCGGCCGGCGTTTCTTCACGAATCCACTTCACTGCGTCGGCGTGATCGAGCAGGCGCTGCGCCACCCATGTTCGGTCACGCTGCATGCCGTTTACCGGGGCGTGCGTGACGGTCTGGTTGGTGGTCAAGAACAGCGCGGCGACCTGCAACACCTCGCACGCCGACTGGTCGTCGAGCAACATCGGGCTGTGCGCCGCATCAGCGCCGCGCGTCTCGGCGGTTTTGAGCAGCGCGCGCAGCTTCGCGAGCGGCGCTTCACCACTGACGAGCATCATCGGCACGCCGAGCGCGCGCAGCGTCGTGGCGACTTGTTGCTGGAAGCCTGTTGTCGGCGTCTGCGCCGGCGCGGCATTGGCTTCGAGCACGAACGCGTCGACGGCTTCGCGGCTGTCGATCACGCGCACGTCGCAGCCGAGCGCGCGCAGGCGCTCGTGCTCGCGAAGCTGACCCTTCGTCGGCTTGTTGCCGGGCCGCTTCAGCTCGACGAAGTAGACGCGCGCCGGCGGGAAGATGACGATGCGGTCAGGCACGCTCACGCGCGCCGGGCTGCTGAATTTGTAGGCGTCGCCGCCCGCTGCGCGGACGCGGTCGACGAGGTAGGTTTCGACAGTCTTTTCGAGCATGATCGTCTCCTTAGATCCAGCTGGTATCGGCCAGACGGGAACCATTCGCCAGACGACAACCCGCGATCACGCCCGCGAAATCGTCGTAGTCGTCGAACGACACGCGCGCGCTATCGCCGTTGTAGGTGAGACGCGGCATTACGGCCGGCGATTTTTTGATAAGCAGCTTCGCGGCTTTCGCGAAATCCATCAGCAGATCGGCGCGGTACTGGCCCGGGACGCCAGACATCGTTTTCGGAAAGATGCGCCGGTAATCGGGGTAGCGACCGTCGACGGCTACGAATTGGATGCGCGCGCCCATTGCGTCGACGCACAGCGAGCACTGGCGGTCCTCGACTTCGAGCCGGACGAAGTGGACCAGGTCGCTTTTGGCGGCCTTCAGTCTGTCGATTGCTTCGTGCGGAATGATTACTTCGGCCGTTTCGCCGGCCGGTACATCGTTCTCAACCGCATACCGGAAAACGCCCGCCTTGTGACCGTCGGTCGCGACGAGCCGGGTTTCGTACGGCGTTGCCTCGATGAACACGCCGTTCAGGTAGTAGCGGATGTCTTGCTGCGCTGCGAGGATCTGCGCGGCCTTAAGCTGCGCGATGGTGAAGTGGATGGTATGCACGTCGTTCTCCGTTCGTGTTAGGTGTTGCTGTACAATACACCTAACACGGACGTACAGCAACGCCTAACAACGAGAATTTTCGACGGTCGATCAATCCTTTTTGTAGCGGTACGCGGAGAACCCGGCAGCCGCGAGCGGCATGCCCTCGGCCCATGCCGGCGCGGTCGCGATCAGGCTCGACAGCTCGTCGGCCGAGTAGTCGTCGGCGTCAGGCGCTTCTGTAATCAGTTCGTCGTGGATGGACAGCACGATGTCGTAGCCGGCGGCCTCGACGGCGGGCGCGTTGTAGAACAGCACGTCGCGCGCGACGGCCTGGCACAGGTTCTCGAAGATCTTCCCGCCGTACGTCTTCGTGCGCTGCCACTTCCGGGTGTACTGGTTCACGCCCATATAGCTGATCTCGCCGTCGTCACTCACGCGCGGCGCGAGGTAGCACAGCTGGCGCTTGCTTGGCAGCTGCACGCGCAGCCACTCGCCGTCGCGTCGCAGGATCACGCGCCGCGCGTGCACGGTCTTGCCCGGCGAGCTGATCGCGAGGATCGCCGCGTCGCGCAGCTCGGGCCAGTAGCTGGAAGTCTGCGGGTGTGCGCGGCGCCAGAGGCGTTTGAGGATGTCGCAGGCGATGAACACGTCCTGCGGCAGGCCGAGCGTACGGCGTTTCTTCACGGCCCACTCCCACATGCCGCGGGCCTCGCGCACGATCTCGGGATCGACGGTGTCGAGCGCCGCGAACACCGCCGCGCGGATGCTGTCGAGGTCCATCTTGTAGGTCATCGTGAACGTGACGAACGCGCCGACGCCACCCTCATAGGCGAGCGCCAGCTCCATCACCTTGCCGAGCTGGCGCATGTACTTGTCGACCGCTTCGACGGCTACGCCGAACGCCCGTGCATATGCAAGCTTGTACAAGTCGGCGCCGATGCCGGCGTCGAAGTCGCGGAACGCCTGCAGCTTCCACTTCTCGCCGGCCAGCCACGCCGCGTCGCGGCCTTCGATGTTCGACAGGTCGGACACGTACAGGCGCTTGCCGTCCGGCGCGACGATCGTGCCGCGCACGACGTTCGCAGTCAGGCCGATCACGTTCTCGAACACGAGATCCGCGCAGCCGGTTTTCAATGCCCCGATGCCGAGCTCGGTGTACCGCTCGGCGTCGCCGTCTGAAAACTTCGCCACGCCGAGTTCGCCCACCATCAGGCCGACGTCGGGGCGGGGCATGTTGCCGGGCTGGAACAGGCGGTGCGCGACGCGGCCCGTGCGTTGCGCACCGCAAAACTGCATCAGCCCGCGTAGGCGGCCGTCGGCCGAGACGCCACGCAGCAGCGTCTTGTACTTCGACGAGCTGGTCATCGTCGCTTCGAGCCGGATCGCGAGCAACTCGCGCAGCGCGTCCGGCAGATCCGGATCGTTGATGCGACGCTCGAGCGTCGACTTCTTCATGTCGGGCAGATCGACCTCGTACTCGGCGAGCAGGTGCGCGAGCAGCTTGTCGCGCTGCGTGGCCTTCGCGACTTCGCCGTCGGTCAGCTCGACCGTGCGCGCGGCGAGTTCCTTCTGCGCGCGATCAATGGCGCGCACCGCGGCCTCGGCCAGTTCGACGTCCATCTGCATGCCGCGCATGTTGATGCGCTGGTCCTGATGCCAGAGCGCGAGCTCGGTCACGTTGTTCGGGTAGTTCCAGCGCGGCATCGCCTTGTGCACAGCGCGCTCGGCGGTGATGTCGGCGCCCGCGTACGTGAGGAACTTCGCCCACTGTTCGGGGTGCGTCTCTCGCGTGGCGCGGCGCAGGCCACTATTCGCAGGCCGCGGCTTGCAGAACAGCTGGATCAGCTGCGCGCCTTCCTTGTCCTTCGCCTGGTCGGTCGGGATATTGAAAATCTCGCAGAGCAGGGCGAGCTTGCCGGGCAGGCCGTGCGCATACGCCTGCACCATCGTGTCGCGCCACTTGTGCTCGGGCATGCGCGCGTAGATTTCGGGCGCCGCGTGCTTCAGCACGACGCGATCGAACATGCCACCGTTCTGCCACCAGTACTCGTCGGCCGCGTCGATCGCCTCGTCGAGCTCGACCGGCATCGGCGCACCGGTGGTCACGTCCCACGTGCCGACCGGGCCGTCGTCGATGGCCCACGTCCAGATCATGATCTCGACGCGCTCGGCGTAGCGGTGCGTGCCGTGGTTCAGCGGGGTAGGGCTGAAGGTTTCAGTGTCGAGCCAGAGCTTCATGCGAGGTCCGCTCCGTCGTCAGCACAGTTCGTAGTCACCGATTGCCGCGCGCGCGGCGCGGATGAACGCAGTTGTCGCTTCGCCATTGACCGCGTTTCCGTAGGCGCGCAGTCGTCCCACTCGACCGGGAGCCCCATGAGCCAGCGGGAATGTGCCGGGTTCAACTGGCCGCCACTTTCCATCCCGGCAGAGCAGCCAGTCAGCATCGCGCCAGAAGCCGTTAGCCGGGCCGGCTGGTTCGTCGGCAGAACCTCGGACGCGTGCGGCGTTCTGCCTGCTGCAAACGCTTCGCTGCGCCCCGTGTGACAAGTCGTCGGAGTCGCCCACCCTGCGAGCCAGTGGTCTGCCGCCGCATCCAACCTCATGCCCTTCTTGCCGCCGCCCCGTTCCGAATACGGCTTCGACGGTGCTCCCTTGAAATCGGTGGTGGTGGGCGTCGGCCAGCCGGTCAGGCATGCTGCTGCAAGATCCGGGCCGTGGTTGCGCATTGCTTCGATCAATCCACCCTCGAAAGAACGCACTCCCTTCTCGGCCAATGCCGCTGTTGGCGTAGGCCAGCCAGAACGTTCGATCTCGGATGTGCGGGGCACCGACGCCCGCAGACGGAAACGGGACACACCCATAGGCGTAGTCCAGCGCTTCCACGTCAGTTTGTACAAGGTCGATCCAGTCGTCGACAGCGCTGCTCGCAACCTGTTCTCCAAACACCACTGCAGGTCGGCGCTCAGCGATGAGCCAGTGCCAGTGCGGCCAGAGGTGCCGCTCGTCATCAAACCCGCCACCTTTGCCTGCCGCGGAGAAAGGTTGGCACGGGCATGATCCGGTCCACACGGGGCGATCGTCGGGCCAGCCGGCGCGCCGCAGTGCGTAGGACCACACGCCGATGCCGGCGAAGAAATGGCACTGGCTGTATCCGCGCAGGTCATCAGGTTGGACATCCTCGATACTCCTTTCGTCGACGTGGCCGGCGGCGATGTGGCCGGCGGCGATCAGGTTGCGCAGCCACTGCGCGGCGTGCGGATCGATCTCGTTGTAGTAGGCACCGCTCACAAAAGCTCCATCTGCTCGAACGGCATATCCGGCCACGTGTGCCAGGCTTTCACCGCGTTCTCGCGCCAGTGCGTGACGCGCATGTTCCAGTGCACGTGCAGCCCGCACACGAGCTTCCCGTCGAGCGGCACGATGTGATCGACCGTGTGCAGCTCACCGGTGTCGCGCGTGCGCGCTTCGGCAACCGCGTACAGCGCACGGATAGCCGCGCGGTTCACCCACGGCGGGGTAGCGCGGCGCTCGCGTGCGCGCCGGCGCGCGCCATGCAGCCGGCTCGTGCGCAGGATCGGCGCGCGCCGCTTCACGGGCACGAACAGCGGGCCGACGTGATGGCCGCCGTGCAGGTCAAGCGGCATCTGACGTTTCGGGTTCATCGCTTCGTATTTGCCTCGATGACGACATAGGTCAGGGCAAGAAGACCATTCAGGCCATACGTCTCAACGACCGCGCGAATACGTTCTCGCGCGGCGCGAAACTGCTCTTGTTCCTCGGTGGTCATGCGCGACACGCTGCCGTCGATAATCAACAGCGTCGCTTCATCCTCTAAGTTGTTCACGCGCTTACCTCGTCAGGTTGATAGTTCGGATCCAGGTAGTCGGGGTCGCCCGGCTTGCGTTCCTCGCCGTTGCGTCGGTAGAAGCAGCCGACCGTGCCGCGGCGGTGCTTCGTGCATTCGTAGCGGCCGGACGAGCCCGTCCAGATGAACGCGCCGCACTGGCACTCGGTCGCGCCGTGCTCCTTCGGGAAATTCTTGATCTCGCGAAACTTCGTCCCGCCGCAGCCGGCGCACTTCCATCCGCGTACGTACTCGTCGGGATGCTTCGGCAACGTGAAGCGCCGTTTGCACTTCTCCCGACTGCAGCGGATGTGCACGCGCCGGCGCGGCAGGATGAGGCTCATCGCGGTGCGTAGATACCGCGACCGAGCAGACGATCCTCGACGAGCTTCGCGTAGCCGATGATGTCGTGCCAGTTGTCGACGTAATCCGGATCGCCGTTCAGCATCCGCGCGATCTTGTCGGCGATCACCGTGAGCGCCTGCTTCTGGTCGGGTGCGAGGCGATCCCACCCTTTCGTATCGCGCAACACGTCTTGCAGGTTCTGCGCGAGCGCGGCGTGGTCTTCGAACTTCCCGTAGCGCGCGCTGCGCTCGGCGAGGGTTTCATTGATCTCGGGCATATCAGGCTCCGGATTGGTTTTTCGTGGCGCGGCGGTCGATCTGCTCGATCGCGGCGAGGATCAGCGCGCCGGCCTTCACGAGCATCTGGCGCGGCGTGCCGGGCTTCCACCAAGCGCGGACCCACGGCCACCACGCGGGTGTCAGGTCGGCGCGGCGATCGAACGCATGCAGGGCGTACGAGCCTGCGGCAGCCGACAGCGCTCCGTCGCCGTATTGGTCGTCGTGCTCGGGAGTGAAGCCTTCGACGTCGACCTGCCGACGGCGCTCGGCGAGCACGTCGCGTGCGGCGTCCGTCAGCACCGGCGCCGTATCACGCTCAATCCGTTCAGTGATCTCGACGTGCGGCTTGTACATTTCGAGCGCACTCGTCCAATCGGCGTGTGTCAGCCGTTTTTCTTCGTCACCGTTCTTCCAGTGAGCGGTGACGCCGAGCGCTCGGCAGAGGATTTCGATTTCGCCACAGAGGGCCGACTTGCCAGAGCCGACAGGCCCGTAAACGACGACGTTGATTTGATTCACATCAATCTCCTGATAAGTAGTCCGAATGTCCGGCGTCCCGATCTTTCCGCTGTCTGATTTCAGCGCTCGCGGCTTGCGCATGCCGTCGCCGTGCGGCTGACTGCGGGCGGCAACGGGTAGCGAGAAAGGGTTTTGTGCCGTGGCGCCGGCCACGGCTGGAGACGAGCGCCCCGCGTATCAGAGTGCGGCCGGGCGCGAGGCCCGGCCTGCAATCAGTCGAGCTCGTCCTCGGTTTCCGGAGCGGTCGCCTCGAAGTCGTCTTCGTTCGCGCGGCTCGCGCCCGAGAAGCTGTCGCCCGGACCGTGGTACTGCACGCCCATCAGGCCGCAGCGGATGCCCGGGTTCGTCTTCGTCTGCGCGTAGATGTCGATCGTCGCGTTCACGTAGCAGCCGGCGTAGATGCGGCCTTCCTTGCCCGCCAGCCATTCGCCGTTCGCGTCGACGAGGCGCGCCGGCTTGCCGGTTTCCGGATCCGCCACGTTGTCGAGCAGCAGCGGGCGGCCGTCGTCGCGCTTGCGGTGCGCGGCGATGTACATGTTGCCTTCGAAGCCGTCGAAGTCCTTCAGGTCGCCGTTCTGGTAGCAGAACTTGTTCGAGTTGCTGCGGAAGCTTTCGAGCATCGCGTCGGCCTTCTTGGCCCAACCTTCGACGGCAACCGACTTGATCGCGGCCTCGATCGCCTTGTCGTTCGCGCTGCCCTTCTCGACGAGGAACGTCGCGCTGTAGCGGAACTTGCCGTCGCCGGCTTCGAACTCGGCGGGCGTGCGCAGGTTGTTGATGAAGGCGATACGGACATTAGTGAGCTTGATCTTTGCCATGGTGGTATTGCTCCTTCGGTGGAATGGGGTTACGCGAGGTCGCTGCCGTCGTCGGCGGGCGCGACTTCGAAGTCGTCTTCGGGCGGTTGAATTTCGAGGGCGGGGCGCGGATCGGAATCCGGCGCCACGGACGGGCGGCCGTCACGCTGCACGATCTCGGCCTCGACCTTTTTCCAACGGCGGGGCGATTCGTTGCGCAGCAGCTTGTCGGCCTGCGTGGGGCTGATGAGCTTGAAGTTGTACATCTGGTCCTGCTTCAGGCGCATCGACTTAAGCAGCGCTTCGGCCTTCTCTGCATCGCTCCACTGCCGCGCGCCGCGGCGGCCGGCCACGAGCTTCACGCCCGGCACCACGCGGGCCTGCAGCAGCTCATGCTCGATGCGCCCGCGCACGGCCTTCGCCCACGAGTCGATCAGGTCGAGCGACGCGTAGATGACGCCGAGGCGTTCGTTGTCGAGCAGGTCGACATTCATCCCGACCTTTGCCTGCGTGTAAATATCGTCGGCAAGCGCTTCGAAGTCAGCGCCGATGGTCTGCTCGACATGTGCGGCGAGCGCCGGGCACACGGCCTTGGCCTTGCAGAACTTGCACTGCTTCTCGCCCGGGTTGAAGTCGCTCGGGCTGAGCGGTGCGAGCTCGACGCTGTCGACATACAGCAGCGCGCGATCGGCGGCCGGCTTCGCGGTTTCCGAGATCCACGCGTGCAGCTCGGTCGCGGTCGTGGCCCACTCGCTCGGCTTCTCGTTCACGCGCGGCTGGTGGATCACGATGTTGATGCGATCGAAGTCGTAGAACGCGCTGTGTTCCTCGTGCGCCGCGTCGGCGTAGATCATCGCCTGCGGATTGCGCTCGGCAGACACCGCGACGCCGCGCCCGTACTTCAGGTCGCGCACTTCGATCTCGGCGCGGCCGTCCGGCCACACGGCGATGATCACGCAGTCGCTCGTGCCCTTCGCCCCGCGTTCGCCCGTGATGTGCTCGATGGACAGCCGTTGTTCAACCAGCAGCGTCACCTCGGCGCCGGCGAGGCGCAAGGCCTCGACGCGCTCGCGCACGCCGTCGATGTACAGCTGCACGTAGGCGGCCATTTCCTCGTCGACTTCGAACGTCCGGCGTGGCTCGGTGATCGTCTCGCCGGTTTCCTCGTCGCGGCGCGTCACCGTGCCGACCGGGATCACCGTGCCGAGGAACGATTCGGCGTCGAGCACGCTTTCGAGGCACCACTTCGCCAGCTCGTGCGCGGCCGTGCCTTCGTCCGCGTACTCGCTCGACTCGTCCGGTTGGCCGATCTGCGCGGCGGTCGACGCCGCGCACTCGATCCAGGTATAGGCCGACGAGGGGGACAGGAGCGCGTGCTCCTGATCCTCGACGACGGCCGCGATGGTGGTCTGGTTCATTTGCGCACCGCCTTCCGCGCGGCCGGCTTCTTGCCCTTCGGCCAGCCCGCAGCGGTCAAGTCTGCAACGAGGTTCGCGATCACCGGAACCGTGCGGTCGACCGCAGCATCGGGCGGCGGCAGGTATTTCGCGAATTCCGGCAGGCGTTCGTGCGCCTGCTTCGCAGTAGTGCATGCATAGATGACGCCGCGCACCTTTTGTTTCAGTGCATCGCGCGCCTTCTCCTGCGCGTCGTGGTCTGCGCCCATCTTTTCGATGGATTGCCAGAATTCGGTGTCGGCTTCCATCTGCTTCCGCGTCACGTCGTCGTCGTGCGAAACGATGTTAATCGTGCCGATGCCGCGCGGCAGGTTCCAAAGGCGTTCATGCTTGAGCCAGTGGCCGAATTCCTTGTACAGGACCCGAAGCTTCGGAGGCAGCAGTTCGACAGCCTTGCGCTGGATCGCGACGCGCGCCTGTTCCTGGTGGTCAACGTGGGGCACATCATCCATCACGGCTTTCACGAACACGTCGCGGTCGATGTTGGTCAATTTCATGGCGGCTTACTCCGTCGTCTCGGCGTCGCGCGGGTCGAGCTCGCCGGCGAGCACGCGCAGGCCGTACGCGAACACGTCGGGATACTGGTCGGCGCTGAGCCCCTTCTTGCCGGCCTTCTCGCTGACGGCGTTCGCACCGAAGCGGGCGAGCACAGCCTCGGCGATCGCGCGGCCGTCGCCCGGAATCTTCTGGTTGATGCCGAAGACGATCAGCCGCTTCACGTTCTCCTGCGTCGGCTCGGCGTCCTTCAGCTCGGCGTAGATCTCGAGCGTCTTGTCAGCCCACGGCTTGAGCTCGACACCCGGCGGCACGTCGCTGGATTTCTCGGGAGTCGGTGCAGTCGTCGCGCCAGACGGTTTCGATTCGGTCGTCGCAGCAGCGCCGGCACTGGCATCGGTCGCCGCATCCTGCTTTTTTGCAGCGTCGGCTTCCTTCTCCTTCAGCTGGCGCTGCGCGGTCGCGACTGCCTGCACGCCAGGTGCGGAGTGGAGCGCGGCGCTTGCCTGCGCGGTTTGCAGTGCGCCGGATGCGATCAGGGCGGCGGTCAGTTCCTTGATCGCCGCAGTATTGGCTTCGATTGCAGCTTCGAGAGACATGTAAAGTACTCCTTAACAGTTGGCGGCTCGCGGAGCCGCGGCGGAATTCGGATCTCGTCAGTGCGCGCGTCACGCGCATACACCAGGCCGTGTGTTTCTGCTTCCTCCCGGCGTTTCGATCTTTCAGTTCAGCAGCCGCCCCGCATGCAAGCGACGCCGGGGGCGATCAGGTTCAGCGCGTATTCGCGCAGGAGAAGTTCCACGAGCCCGCCCAACTTGCCGTCGTCGTTGCGCGGCATGGAAAGCAGCTCGATCAGATCGCGGGCGGTTTGGCTCATGGCGTTCTCGGTGTGGTGTGATTGCCCGCCGTAGCGGGCGCGGTTGTTAGGCGGAGATAAGGCCCGTAAAGCGCTCGAAGCGGTGGGTCGTTTTCCATGCCCCAGCAGGCGCGCGTTGTTGAATCAGCCCGCATCCGTTACGCGCCAGAATTTGTGCTACGACGCTCTCAGCAGAGCGCATCGTCTTGGGCCAGTAGCTTGCTACGCCAAACTCCATTACCCGAATTGCGTTCATCGTCGTTCCCCTTCGTGTTGCGTTGGTCAGTGCTCGTCGCGCTTGCCGTGCTCCATCGCGAGCAGGAAAACAACCGCGGCGATGAAAATGCCGGACATCAGGCCGAGCGCGAAATAGGCGGTGTGCAGCATGGCCGGCTCAATACCCGAGCCAGTCGCGCGCAGCCTTGCGCGTGGCCGGGATGGTCGAGCGCTCGATCGACACGCTGTTGTCAGTGGCGACGACTTCGCACGCAACGGTCAGGGTGCCGTCGCCGTTGTCGATCACCGGCTCAGGAAGGTGGTGGGTTTCGATCCAGCGGATCAGGTCCGCCGTCGTTTCGTTGCACATTGCGATCTCCGGTTCGGTCAGTGCGCTGCGTTAGGCAACGCTGTACACGAATCGTAGGCGACGCCAGACACGAATGTCAAGTAACGCTGTACACAAAGTGCGAAAAAATACCCGCTCGTGGCGGGTATCGGTCTGGCGGGTAGGGTGGGCGCTTACACCAGCGGGCGCCACTGGCCGGTGACAACACCGATGATCTCGGTGTCTTTGTCGAGCGCGATGTAGCGCTTCGGCCAGTTCGGGTTCAACGCGAACAACATCGGGCCGTCGTTCTCGTCGATCAGCAGCTGCTTGAACGTCGCTTTCTCACCGTTGTGCCTCGCGATCACCAGGCTACGGTGCTGCGCCTCGCGATCAGGATTCACGCTGATGAAATCGCCTTCCCGGAACGACATGTCGCCGCTCGGGTTGTACATGCTATCGCCGACAACGCGCAGCACAAAGCCATGACTACCGCTCGGGAATGGGCATGCGATCCAGTCCTCGGCGTCCCCAGGTTGAAAGTTATCCACGATCTCGCTCCAGTCTCCGGCTTGCACCCACGAAATGAGGGGCAGCTTTCCGACCGGCCATTCTGTAATGTTGCTTTCGGAATTGTCAACGATGCTGGCGGATTGTTTCGTGCCACCGCGCAGTCGACGGCGGCTTGCTGCGGAGTCAGCGAACGACATGGCGTCGTTCGTATCTCCGTTAAGTAGGTATTCGACCGCCGTGTGGAGTTCTTTAGCCAGGAGCACCAGTTTATTTGCGTCCGGTTTCGAGCGGCCGCTCTCCCATTCGGAGACGGACGCGCGCGAGATCCCGAACACGTCGGCCAACTGCTGCAGCGTCAAGCCCTTCGCCTTGCGCAGTTCACGGATGCGGGTGCCAATGTGTTGAGCTTCGGTCACGACAATCTCCTAACTTTCAGTTGACTGTACGGCAGCGCATAACTACCATGTACAGCATTACCTGACATGAAACGGGGGCAACGTGTCACTCATCAAGGACGCAGTAACCGAGGCCGGCGGCGCAACCGTGGTCGCGACCGCGTTCGGCATCTCGCGAATCTCCATCTACGAGTGGATCGACAAGGGCCGCGTGCCTGAAAAGCGCGTGTTGCCGCTGGCCAGGCTGACGAACTGGAAGTTCACGCCGCACCAACTGGCGCCGGCTCTGTACCCCAATCCGCGCGACGGGCTGCCCGCCTAAAGTGTCAGGTAAGACCTAACACGGGCCGAACATTAACCGAAAAATCAGGCACATACGGGAATACCCGTGTCGCCTGTGTGGGTATTCGTCCATGCAAAACGCATCCGAATCAGCAAATTGGGTCGGTATCGCGAGTGCCCGCCGCCACCTCATCCTCGCGCGTTCTGCGCACATTTCCTATGAACAATGAGACTCTGGTCGCGGCGCTCGCGCCGATCGTTGCGCGCGTCGTCACTTCGCACTGCTGGATAAAGCGCGACGGGCCGCCGTCGCACATCAATCGACCGCTCACCGCTGAGCGCCTCGCGCATCACGTGAATGGTGGACCAGCATACGGTGCCGCGCAGATCGAGCCGGGCGCGTCGACGACGCGCATCGCGTGTCTCGATCTCGATTCGCACAAGGGCGAGACGCCGTGGCCCGACATGCAGGACGTCGCGGTGCGCATCATGGCGCGGCTCGAGGCGGCCGGCCTACGCCCGATACCGTTCCGATCGTCCGGCGGGGCGGGGCTGCACATCTACGTGCTGTGGGACGAGCCGCAGGACGCCTACAGCGTGCGGTGCGCGCTGCGCGCCGCGCTCGCCGCGTGTGAGCTGCGCGACGGCACGAAGGGAATCGCCGCCGGCCAGGTCGAGGTCTTCCCGAAACAGAACAGCGTGCCGAGCGACGGCTTCGGCAATATGTTCGTGCTGCCGCTGGCCGGCAAGTCGGTGCCGCTCGATTCGTTCGAGCTCGACGACATGCCGAAGACGTTCGCCGCCGAAATGGACTGGCCGTCGAGCGCGGCCGTGCCGCTCGTCGCGCGCGAGGAAATCGTGATGCCCGGCACGGCCGACGTGCCGGTCGAACTCGAGCTGATCAAATCGGCGCTCGACATGATCCCGAATGCCGGCGTCGACGAGCTCGATTACGAGGCGTGGCGCGACGTCGTGTTCGGCATCCACCACGCGGCGCGCGGCAGCGACGACGGTCTGGCGCTCGCGCACGAGTTCTCGGCGCGCTCGAGCAAGTACAACCCGCGGTTCCTCGACGAGCGTGTGTGGCCGCACATCGGCAAGACAGGCACTGACGAGCGCGCGCCGATCACCGGCCGCACCATCCTGCACCTGGCGCGCGCGCACGGCTGGCAGGAGCCGATCGAAGACGACTTCGAGGTCGCCGCCCGCGTCGAGGCGATCGCCGTTGGCGCGCCGCGCGCCGCCGAGCCGGCGGTCGAGGTTCGTGGCGGCGACGCGCCGCTCGACGATGACGAGGTGATCTTCGTGCAGTCGGATCCACCGGCGAAGCCGCCGCGCGCGTCGAAGAAGAAACGCGACGGTGACGACGAGCCGCCGAAGGGCTACCGCGCGCGCACCGAGTTCGGCAACGCCGAGCGCATGCTCGACCGCTTCGGCGCGGGCCTGATGTACGTGCCCGAGCTCGAAGCCTGGTACGTGTGGACAGGCGTCTACTGGCGCCGCGCGGTGCAGGTCGAGCTCGAGAACATGGCGAAGGACACGATCCGCGCGCTCGTGGACGAGGCAGAGGAACTGCAGACGGCCGAGGAACGGATCGAGTTCTTCAAGTTCTGCGCCGCGTGCCAGAAAGCCGCAATGGTGTCGAACATGATCCGCCTGGCTGCATCCGACCCGCGCGTCGTCGTGCCCGTGACCGAGCTCGACAAGCACACGCACCTGCTCGGCGTCGGCAATGGCGCCGTCGACCTGCGCACGGGCGCGCTGCTGCCGCCGGGCAAGGAACACCGCATCACGGTCGTGACGCCGGTTGAGTACGATCCGCGCGCCGCCGGGAAGCTGTTCGAGCAGACCGTGCGCGACGTGTTCTCCGACGATGCCGAGCAGGTCGAATTCTTCCAGCGCCTCGTGGGCTATGCGCTGCTCGGCACGCCGCGCGAGGATCTGCTCATCATCCCGCATGGCACCGGCTCGAACGGCAAGTCGACGGTGCTCGGCAAGATCCGCGAGGCGCTCGGCGCGCACGCGAAGTCAGCCAGCGCCGAGACGTTCCTGTCGGCCAGCGGCGGCCCAGGTGCGGCGGCCGGCGCGGCCCGTGAGGATCTGCTGCGTCTGCGCGGCGCACGCTTCGTCTACGTTGGCGAGCCGGACGAAGGTAGCGAGCTGCGCGAGGGGCTCATCAAGGCGATGACGGGCGGCGATCCGATCCCGGCGCGCGGGCTCTGGTCGAAGACCACGATCGAGGTCGTGCCGACGTGGGTCGCGTTCATGCCAACCAACCACAAGCCGATCGTGAAGGGCGACGACCACGCGATCTGGCGGCGCCTGATGCTCGTGCCGTTCGAGCGGAATTTCGACAAGGATCCGACGATCAAGAAAGACCCCGCACGTGCTGAGCGGCTCGCAGCTGAGCTGCCCGGCGTGCTCGCGTGGTGCGTGCGCGGCGCGCTCGCCTATCAGCAGCACGGCCTGCGGCCCACGTCGAGTGTCGCCGCGGCGCGCGATGCGTACAAGGCGGACATGGACCTGCTCGCCGACTGGATCGACGAGCGCTGTCGCGTGGGGCGCGATGCCGCGTCGACGAACGAGGACTTGTGGCGATCCTGGCGCGCATTCGCAGAGCAGCGGGGCGAACTGCGATTTATTGCGAATTCGCGCGCGCTGGCTCGTCGCATTGCTGCGCGCGGTTTTTCGCAGATTAAGAACACGTACGGGATTCGCGGGCGTGGATTTGCAGGAATTTGCGTGAACGACGAGGTTGATTTCGAAGGTAGCGACCTTGCGTGAGTGAACGCGCAGAAATTTGCACGTTGTTTGTTGGCGCGGGGCCGAAGTTGGG